CAGTACCTTCGCAGATGACTACCTCGTCGTATCAATCCTTAGGAAGAACCACCGAGTGCCAACTTCTTTCGATAGAGAGAAGAACGCATACGAGAAGTTCTTTGACTCTGAGCGCATTTGTAAAGAAACAAATGAACGAATCCGCGGATTTGTTAATGGAGCAATTTCTGCTCCACCAGGGATTTCCCCCGTTCTCGAAAGAGCTCGGGGCATCATCTGGCAAATCCTTGGGCCATTAACACGGCCCAAACTTGATTTTGCGGAAGAGAACATGCGTTTCGGTCCAGGTGCGACAACGTCGGTTTCAGGGCGTGACGTAACACCTTCAAGAAAATTCACAAGCTCGTTGCATGTGACGCCTAGGTTGTATCCTTACTGGCCCAGCTTAATCCCACAACTGTGGAGGGCTGCTGTTACCGATATAACACTTCGGTCGGCAAGTAAGGTTACATGTGTTCCCAAGGATGCCAAGACTGACAGGATAATCGCCATCGAACCCCATCTGAACATCTATGTTCAGCTGGGTGCCGGGGCTTTGATCCGTCGTCAGTTAAAGCGCTTTGGTGTCAACATGAATGACCAAACGAGGAATCAGTATCTTGCAAGCACGGCTCAACAAACCGGACTTGCAACTATTGATTTGTCTTCTGCTAGTGATACTGTTAGCAGAGAACTCGTGTGGTTGCTTCTCCCGTTTGAGTGGGCGACTTTCTTAGACCTCTCGCGTACTGAGTACGCTGAAGTAAAAGGAGTCGAACACCGACTGGAGAAGTTTTCATCCATGGGAAACGGTTACACCTTCGAGTTGGAGACCTTAATCTTCTACTCGTTGGCGTTGGCTGTATCCGATGGAAAGAAAGGAGTGAACGCTTACGGCGATGATATTATATTGCCTGCAGCGAAAGCTCCCATTCTTGTTGAGACATTAAGCTTTCTCGGGTTTAGTGTCAACACCCGTAAAACCTTCCTGGCTGGAAGATTTTACGAATCTTGCGGAATGGACTTCTTTGATGGAGTTAACGTTCGACCCTTCCATTGGAGGGGTATGAGGGATGACGCCAAAATGGTTATATACCATATGGCGAACTCCCTCCGAAGGTATGCTCACATCCGTAGTGGCCAACTGTCTTGCGATGTACGTTTTCTCCCTGCCTGGCTTTACCTGATTTCTAGGTTGTCAGACGGGGATAGACGAATACGCATTCCAGAAGGCTACGGGGATGGTGGACTCATCAGTAACTTCGATGAGGCCACACCATCAAGAGCCCGGCATGGTTTTGAAGGCTTCGTCGTCCCAAGTTATGTGGCATCCCTCAAGTATAGAGGCGCGGAACCGAAAGGTCTCCTCGTCTCGAAACTGTCGGGTGTTGCATGCCGCTTGGTCGGACTAGCTAACAACTCCAGTGAAACGCCAAGGTACGCGACCGTGAGGTCTGTACTCAAGGCAATTCAACGCTTGCCCAATGAAGCTTCTCGTGGAATAGAACCCATGAGAGGTTTCCAGAGGTACTGCAAGTCCCAACTGTTAATTCACAGTTGGGCGAGCTTAGGTCCCTGGCTTTAAACCTCCAGGTTCCTTTACGTCCTAGAGAGAACTCTAGGTGGGGTGAAATCTTCAACCAAACTCACTAGTTCATTGCATCTCGAGCTAGTAAGAAGTTGGAGGCTTTTTTCACACGGG